GCCGACTTGAGTTATGCAAACCTGGGCGGTGCCGACCTGGACGGTGCCGACCTGGGCGGTGCCGACCTGGGCGGTGCCGACCTGGGCGGTGCCGACTTGAGTTATGCAAACCTGAGCGGTGCCGAGGGACTCCTTTCCGCCATAGATTATATGGACGCGCATTTTGAGCGCACATCGGGCGGATATATTGCCTATAAAATCTTCGCCGGAATGTATGCCGTGCCGGAAAGCTGGAAGGTTGGAAATGGCAGCGTAATCACTGAGAATGTGAACTTCAACCGTACGACCGAATGGGGCTGCGGAATCAATGTCGCGCCACTGGAATGGGAGAAAAGAAACCATGATCACGAAACCCACGACATTTGGAAAGTCCTGATCCGCTGGGAGTGGCTATGCGGTGTATGCGTCCCGTACAACACGACCGGTAATATTCGCTGCGAGCGCGTGGAGCTGGTGGAGAAGGTGTACGGGTAAATCATGGCTAAGACAGAAAGGCTCTATATCCGGCTCACGCCGGAACTCAAAGAGAAACTCCAGGCCGCCGCAGAAGCGGAGGGCCGTAGCATCTCAAACTACGTCGAGCGCCTGATAACGCAAGCGCTCAAGCGGGAGGGCTAATCGCCCTCCTTTTTTTGCGCCTTGGGCAGCCGGAACGTGGTTGCCGCTCACGCCTCCTTCAGCGAAATCTGGCTGAACACATTTTTCGTACCAACGCCGCCGCTTTTCTGGGAGAAACAGATAGCGTACCCCTTCCCAGCCTCTGGGGTTATGGAAGCGGAGCAAAGATCCGTGGTGCTGTAGCAGACTCTGGCATTGGACACGTAGGTCCATACGCCGCCGCTTACGTTATAGGTCATCAGGTTCACGCCACTATTTGCACTGGCGCATTTTGCCGCAAAAGTATAGCTTTTCCCTGCTTCCAGCGCCAGCGGGACCACGATGCCATAGCCGGAGAGTTGAGATGCCGACGCGCTGCCCGTCTGGATCGTAAATTCCAGGGTATCCGTTCCGACAGCAAAATCCGTCATCGTCGCAGCGGTCGGACTCTGAGTAGTCCCAGAGAAAGACATCGGATAATAGTACTTATCTGTTCCAAAGGACCTTCCCACGGTTCCGTCGGAATACTCCGACCACTGAACGCCTGTCCGACCGGTCATATCCCACAGGGGAGTCACCTGACCGCCGCCGCTGTCACCGCTATGCACACCCAGCATTGTCTCATAGATCATCTGGCCCAGCTTCGCGTAGCCGCCCTCCGTGGGGTGCACGCCGTCGTTGATATCCTGAGCCGGATCCAGCACACAGTTGTTGGGCGAGATAGCCACGGAGATATTGCCGGAAAAGTGCTCCATCAGCGCCTTGGACATGCGGATCGTGTTCATGCGGTACACGAAGTCAATCTGACCGGTGCCGTATTTCTCCGTAAAAACGGAGGGGTTCCCGTTGGGCGGCGTGAGCAGATCAACGATGACCTTGATGCTGCTGTCATAGTTCAGGATGGAGTTCACCATGGTATCCAGATACCCGATTGTCGCAGCCGCCGAGAAGGAATCCAGCCCGGCATAGAAGATGTCGTTGATGCCCAGTTGGAGAACCACCACGCCCACGCCGGTATAGGCCTGCGTGGTCATATAGTGGCTGAAGTCGAACCCGTTGTTATAGAACGGGTTTGTATATGTGCCGTCTGCCGCCTTTGTGCAGTAGTCGGAGGCTTTCCAGCCGGCCCGTCCCTCATGTCTGGCCGGAGCCGTGCCCCGGGTCCCGAGCAGCGTCAGTGCTCCTCCGGCGGCTGAGAAACAGCTCAGGAGCTTTTGACAGATGTAGTTGCCCTGGGTCACGGTGCTGTCGCCGATGACCAGCGCTGAAGCGGTAACGGCCTTGTTGGCTGCGGCGATGATCGTGCATGTGCCGCTCGCCAGCAGGCTGTAGCCGGAGTCGTACACCTTCCACTGCAGTGGATACGTCCCGGGTGCGTTGGCCGTTATAGACAGATGATCGCCATACCGCTTTGTAGTCAGCCCGTTTGCTGCGCTGCACCAGAACATGGCGTTCTGCTGGGATATCACATTAGCATAGTAGATATTGAATTCGCTGCCGGTCAGAACCCTGACCACTGCGGGAATGGCCACGGCGATGTCCTTGCCCAGCAGTCCGGCCACCCGGATCAGCTCATCCTGGATGGCGTTGAGGGTATCAGCGTCGATAACCGTCTGTTTATTGACGAAGGTCGTCTTGGTAAAGGCCATTAGATCACTCCTTTCGGTGCCCGAGTCGGGCACAAGCTGTCAGCCCATTACACGTCCGTATTCACGCCGTCCTGCGCCATGTGTACACGGCCAGGTACGGCGGCATGTTGTTGTGGGCCTGGCCGCCGCAGTTGGACGTAGCCTTGCCCGTGTAAGCGTTGGCGGTGCCGCTGGGAGACACGATCTTTATGGCCCCGGTGCCGGTTGCGTCGCTCTGGCCCGTGTAATCGTAGCCGTGAGTGTGGTTTGCCATCTCCGCCGCCGTCAGGATGTGCTTCTCCTCGCCGCCGGTAGCCCCCGCCGCATGCGAATCACCAGCCGCCAGCAGAAACCTGTCCTTAATCTGCTCCCAGGTGCCGCCAAACAGGTCCGCTGGGGATGTGGGGTCCGTAGACTGGTAGATGCTGCCGACGGGGTGGAGATAATCCAGGAGGGACTTGCCGCCGAACAACACCGCCGCAGGACCGGGCAGCTTCAGGTGCTTGATGAGTCCGCCCACAATCAGCGTGGCCGCCTCGGTCAGATACTGGCCGATGGACAAACCGTCCACGGCCGGCGCCGTCCGGAAAAGCACCTGCGCCGATGGCAGCACCACAATCAGGCTGGCCGTGCTGCCCAGTGCGTCGGTGACGGCTATGCACACCTCATAGACGGTGTCCACCGCGGCCGGGATGACGCCGTAGGCACTGGGTGTATACTGCCCGGCGGCGTCCGGCACGGCCTGGGAGCTCCAGGTGTCCGCCCCCTGGGCTCGGTAGCGGATGACATAGGCGGCCGTGTTCTCGTCGTTCAGCGGCGCCACCGCGCCCACAAAGGACACCTTGGCATGATCTCCGGCGGGGTTGTCCGTGCCGTCTGCATCGCAGCGGGCGGCGCTGATGGAGCGTACACCGGGCGCGGCGTAGGGCAGCACGGTGATGGTCCCTCGCAGGACGGTGGACAGCCCCCGGGAGTCTGTAACAGTGACGGCATAGGCCACCGTGCCGGACTCCGGCAGCGCGCCAGTAGTGGCTGTAGCCCCGGTGGCCGTCAGGCCGGAGATGGCCAGGGTATAGCCCTTGACCGTCGCCCCGTATTTCCCACTGGCCGTCGTGACGGCCTTTAGGCGGCTCTTGGTCTGCACGTACGCTCCATAGGTATCTGCATATCCCCCATCGTCCGAAAGCGCCACAGAGGCCGCAGGGGCCGCGCTGGCAGGCACGGATGCCGCAAAGCTATAAGACTGGCTGCCCAAGGCCGTATCACCGCTGTATGTGGTAATGGTCAGCGTGCCCACACCGCTGGCGGCGTTGGGGATGTCGCTGGCCAGTTCCAGGGGCGGCGTCCAGGTAATGGACGTCGCGCCCGTCTCTGCTGACACCACGCCGGAGTGGGTGCCCCAGGCGTATGTGATCCGGTGCGTGTAGCTGCTGTCTGCCTTGGTGACGGTCAGTGTGGCAGGGCTGCCCAGCGTTATAGACGGGACCGCCAAAGAGGATGCCCGGGGGATGGTAGGCAGCGTGACCTTGCCGGATACAGACAGAGACGCTGGCGTCCATTGAGAGGTAAAGCCGCTGTGCCACTCAGCGGACAGTGTTACCGTGGCCTCGCCCTTGGCATCGTGGTCCACGGTGATGGTCTTGGTGCCCAGATCGTACCAGCCCTTGGCGGTGTAGCTGTAGGGATGGTACACCTTGCTTCCCTGTAGGACGTAATAGCAGCTGTTGGACGCCTGGTTATAGCTCTCGCCGGTGCCGTCGTAGATCTGCAGTGACAGGGCGATGGTGCTGCGGTTGTTGCTGCGGGATTGCTGGATGGTATACCCCAGCCGTAGCCGCCAGCCGTATGTGGATTGTGCGCCGTACAGCTCACCCATTGGCATTCACTCCCTTCGCACCCACCACGGACCCATCCGGGGCAACCCGGACCACCAGGTTGCCCAGGTACAGGCACCCGGCGGTGGGGTCGTCCGGATCCATGGGCCGTATATACAGCGACGGCGTGTATACGCCCCGCTGATTGATGGACAGCAGCGCCAGTGTCTCCCGGAGGATGTTTAGCCCCTGATTGTTGATTTGCACCTTCACGGGGTCGCCCTCGCTGCCCAGGAGCATGCCCATGGCCGCCGTGAAGCTCATGTACTGGTTCATGGTGCGGACGGTCTGGCGGATATCGCCGGTGGCGTCCTCCACCTGCTCGGTGATTTCCTCGGATACCTCCATGCGGATCTGATCCGGCAGAATGGCCAGAGTGGCATCCATGACCCGCTTGTAGCTCTCAAAATCCCCGATCTCCACATACTGTTCCAGCGCCTCCAGGAGGATCTGCCGGTCCGACTGTGAGATCTGCGTCATGCGTTCGGTGAGGATCTGCTGCACGGTGTTGATCCGCTCCTCAGTCTCCTGCCGTACCTCCTCCATGCCCTGGGATACGCGGTTGCGCTCGTCCTCCACGTCGCCGGTAAAGGTACGCCGCGTCCGGCCCATGGTGACGGTGGTCTGCGCCGGGTCCAAGAGATCAATGTGCATTTGCAGCAGAGGCATGGCCGCCCGGATGCCGTGGGGCGTGGTGGCCAGCATGGTATACCGGCCTACTCGCCAGGCGGCCACAGCGGCGTCTGCAACGTGGAGATCAATGGCCTTGCAGGTAATGGACTCCTCCAGCGCCCAACCGGAGGTAGCCAGCCGGGCCGCTGCGTAAGACTGGAGATTCTCGGCCACAGTGACGTCCTGCCAGTCCGTAGGTCCGGGACAGATCCAGCCGTACTTTGCCACACCGGCCCGGGACCAGACATACGGGCCCTCCTTGACCAGGTCGTCCGTAATGTCGCCGTCCGGCAGCTCTGTGATAGTCAGGCCGTCATGGCCCACCGGCAGGATAGCCGTGTAGATATCGGCCCCGGCCAGCTGGCGCTCCAGGTCCAGGAGATTTTGGCCGAACTGCACCGCCTGAGCGTTGGTCAGCGGCAAGTCAGCATAGTAATCCAGGTAGTTGCCGTCCGACTCATAGCGGATCAGCAGATACCCGCCCAGGGACGATCCGGAGAGCCTGGAGGTCAGGGCATCCATGGTGGTGAGATACTTGGTGGAGCTGCGGGCAATGTAGTTGTTGGCGTCCGTTACCGTACACACGCCGGGCTTGATCTGCTGATCGGCCGACGCCTTGGCGTTGTGCTGTGCCAGGAGCCAGCGGAATAGATAGTCCACCACATTGCCGCTGTTGGCGGCTGCCTGATAGTCCACGTCCTCCGCAAAATCGTCCGGATACGCAAATGGTGGGACGGTGGAGTCGTTGAGCACAGCCATGACGCCCTCCGCCGTAACGTTGAGGCTATTGCGGAAGTCGCCTACCTGGGAGGTAATGCGGCCCCGCCACACCACATACCGACCCTGCAGCAGCTCCAGACCGGGCCGCATATAGGGCAGCTTGTCCCGGTACGGGTGATCCGGCGGCAAAGAGAACGCCATACTCCCGGCCTTGCCGGCGGTAAGGTCCACCGACGCCGCCGAGGCGCACAGCCGGTCCGTCTCGTTGGCGCCGCGCGGATCGTACAGGATGTAATCCCCGTAACGCAGCTGATAGCCAGCAAAGTCCTGCGCAGTCTCCTGGGGGTCCGTGCCACAGACGGCAAGCCCGGCAACAGCCTTGCCGCATACCGCGCCAGTGTAGCTCATAGCGATGCCTCCTGATAGGTGACGGACACCGTGGTTCCGGCTGCGGCCGCGACGGCAAGGGTATTGCCGCCGGCTGCCAGGCAGATATCCAGGATACGATGGCTGCCGGCTGCCACCGCGATGTCCTTGCCGCCGAAGGTCAGCGTTGCAGCCGCCGACACCTCCACGGTGGGCACCACCGACCGGCGCTCGTTGGCCAGGGTCAGGGACAGCGTGCCCGATTCGGGCACGGTCCCCGTGACCGTGGTTTTTGCGTTCTTGTATTTCCACGGGTCGCAGCTGACTGTGACCGGGATGGTCTGCATCATTTTGACAAGCTCCACCCGCCCAACGGAGCATCGCCCACTGTAATAATGGGCGGTGTCCTCGGGGAAGGTTACTTTCACGCGCTTGCCGTGGACTTTGTTGCAGAAGTCAGAAATCGTGGCAGGCCATTTCTTGCCGCTCACCGTGTCCACGCCGGTGAGCTTCAGTACAATGGTGCGGTTTTTGTAGGTCACTTCGCCGGTCAACACCTCGGAAGCGTCCAGCAGACCGTCCCGGCCCGGAACATCAATCATATTCGTGCGGACTTCCGGCAAAGAAATGGACTTGCTCGCAAGAAGCAGGCCGTATTCTGTGTAAGTGTCTTTTCCGTCAAAAAATACTTTTCCTATCATACAGCCCTTGCCTTCCTTGCATTGATTTTGGCCAGTTCTTCATCCATGCCTGGGGCAAGCAAACCGATAACCTGGCCACTGTCCATGATGACTTTCATATTTGCCAACATAGGCAAATACTGTTCCAGCAGCATTACAATTCTGCCGGAATCGCCACCCCCGCTTGTGCTTGCCGCTCCGTAAGAGCCACTTGTATAGTTTCTGCTGATGTTTGCATCTGCTGTAATGGTTCCAGCGTCAAAATTCATGCTGCCTTCAATGTCATTTTTCACAGCCGCGAATTCATCGCTAAAGCCTTCGCCCAGACCTTCGGCCATGAAACCGCCGATTCCGGCAAAGACCTTGGAAGGGGAGTGGATGCCCAAAATGCGCTTCACGCCGCCGACAAGGCTATTCACCTTTTCGTTGAACCAATCCTTGATATTGTCCCACATTCCGGCGATACCGTCTTTCAGCCCCTGAACGATGTTTCTACCGATGCCGCCCCAGTCGTAGTTTCTGATTGTGTCGGCAATAGCAGCGATAACGCGCGGGACGGCTGCAATCAATTCCGGGATTGCCCCGATAATGCCGGTAATCAGCGATACAATGATCTGCGGCGCTGCAAGGATGATCTTGTCAAGGTTGTTCACGATGCCGTTGACGAACGCAATAATCAGCGTAGGGACTGCCGCGACCAGCTCCGGGATGCACTTGATAATTCCGTCAATCAGCGCAAACAGAAGATCAATGCCCATCTGGATAATGTTCGGCAGCTCTACAATGATTGCGGCGAGCAAGTTGCCAATAATCATAGGTACTGCCGCGATAAGCTGCGGAATCGCGTCAATCAGGCCCTGCGCAAGCGTCATAATCAGCAAGATTGCCGTTTCAATGAGTTGCGTCAAAAAGTCCGGGCTTGTCAGCATCTGCACAATCGTCAAGGTCACTTGCACAATGCCGTCAATAAGCGTGGGCAGGTTTTCTATCAGGCCATTCGCAAGGAAGAAAAGAATGTCGATTGCTGCTTGCGTAATTGCAGGTAGGCTATCAATGATACCCTGTCCCAATGCGCCGACAAGCGCAACCGCCGCCTGCAAAAGCGCAGGCAGGTTGTCTGTGATGGTTGTTATGACCATCGGGATAATAGTGGTAGATGCAGATGTAACAAGCTGTGAAATGCCGCCCAACATGACACTAACGCGCGGAATAATATTTCCAGCCGCCGTCTCCACGCTGCTGACAAAATTGCCAATCAGCGTATCAAGGTCTGCGTTGTCGGCTGCAATGCCGGTTATCAGGTTGCTCCATGCGGACTTTGCCGCGCTGACGCTGCCCTGAATAGTAGACGCAGCCTCTTTTGCCGTTGTCCCGGTAATGCCCATTTCCGTCTGCACCACATGGATGGCGTCTACGATGTCGGAGTAAGATGAAATATCAAACTTCTGCCCAGACAGCTTCTCCGCGTCCGCAAGCAGACGCTCCATTTCCTCTTTGGTGCCGCCATACCCGAGTTTTAGGTTGTCCAGCATGGTGTAGTTCTGCTTTGCAAAACCCTGATAGGCGTTCTGTATCATCTCCATGCCGGTGCCCATCTTATTGGCGTTGTCTGCCATGTCGGTGATGGCCTGGTCCGCCTTTTGAGCTGCTTTTTCTGTATCTCCGCCAAGGCTCTGGAGCAGGGAGGCCGAAAAGCTGGTCACCGTGTCCATATATTCGTTGGCGCTCATGCCAGCGGTCTTGTATGCGTTTGCGGCGTACTCCTGCACCTTGTCCGATGCAGTCTTAAAGAGGGTATCGACGCCACCCACTAATTGCTCATACTCGGCATATTGGTCAATGGACGCCTTTGTCAGCGCCGCCATGCCAGTAGCCGCAGCTGTCAAAGCCGCAGCTCCCACCTTTGCCGCAGTAGCAAGGCCGCTTTTCAACTTGTCGGCAAAGCCGGACGCTTTGCCGGAAGCATTGTCCAGCCCATTTTCGTATCCGCTGGTGTCCAGCGTAATTTTTGCATACAAGTCAAACACGTTTATCGTCCTCACCTCCGACCTTTGCGATTTTTTCTTTCATTCGGTCAACGATTTGTTCCGGCGTCCTGGTTTCCTCCGGATTCGGCTCTATGAGGTCAGCATACCGCACCTTGATATAGCCGCCCCCCACGTACCGCGCCGTGTTTTCCGCGATTGCTTTGAGCGCGTCTGTCACATAGACCCGGTATGCCTTGTCCACGCTGTCCTGTTTGGCGCGGGCAAGGGCATACCGCAGGAACGCCTTTACGCTACGGGGGCCTTGGTATTCTCCTGCGCAGAGCCAGAGGGTTTTTCTGTGCTCTGCGCTGAGATAAAAAGTTCCGTGAACGCTTCGTCTGTCATCAGGTCAATAAAATCCTTGGTCAGTTTTACCAGACTCAGAGCGCCCGTGTAAGCCTCCGGGCTTGTTCCCTCAATGGAGGACAGGATGGAGATTACATCGCCCTTATGACCGCGCAGAAGGGCGGGAACGGCCTTTTTTGCCTTCTGTAAAAGGAACTTCTTGGCTGTCATGCCATCCGGCAGTTGTTCCCGCTTAAACAGGGCGGCGGCGTTCTCGTCCTCCGCAATGTTGCAGATTGGCTCGATCAGATCTGCGATTACTTCCAGGGTGCGATCACCTTTTACGTCAGATAGTTTCATCAGCCGCCCACCTCCGCAGGAGCCGCGCTGTAAAACTCCATGGGCATCTCGTCCTGAGCGGACATGGACACATGGCCGGTCAGCTCCACGCTCACCTGGCCCTTGCCGTTTTTGGTGGTCTGGAGAGTAAAGCCGCCGGTGGACAGGGCGTTTTTCAGGCAGATAGCCACCATTCCGCCGTCGGCCCGGTCGCCAACCCACCACAGGTCTGCAAAGTCGGTCTGCTTCAGGTCTCGCCGGGGGGTGATTTTGCTCCTGTCGGTAGTGTCAATGTCTGCCGCGCCCAGGGCCAGCCGGATGGACTCCGTGGATGTTCCAATGGAGGTAAAGGCCATCTTGCAATCCCAACCGTCCAGATGCTTCAGTTCCATCATATTCACAGGGCAGTTGTCCACGTCCTCTCCCATGTCGGAGTAAGTAGGGACGCAAGACACATTGATGCCGCCGGTTGTGGCACACACAATGTCCTCGTCCTTCGGTGCGGTGGGAGTAGCCGGGGTAAAGTTTTTCAGGATGACACCCGCGTCGAGCTGCAATTCCTCAAAGGTGCTCTGCGGGATCGCGGTAAATTTGCCCATATTGGGTCTCCTTTCAGCTGAATGTCAGGTATTCAGCGGTAATGTTGATGTACCGGCGCTTAATGGCCGGGTCTTCCTCATAGGTTAGGCTTTGGCACCAGGGGGAACCGCGCTTGAGCCAGATATAGCCCTCGTCGCAGGGCAGATACACGCCACCGTAGCCGATGCGCTTGGACAACTCCTGGGCCTTCTCGTCTGGGACAGCTTCGCTCTCCGTGCGGAACCACAGATTGACCGTCAGGCCGACCTCCCCGGCATCAAAAGCGCTGTCGATATACTCATAGGTGCCATAAGGCATGACCACATCGTCTGGCACGCTGGACGCTCGGTAGAAGGGCATGAACTCGTTGAACCAGGCGTAGAGGGCTTTGTTTTTGGTCATGTGGTCAACGCCCACCTTTCCGCCGTAAAGTATTTTAGCTGCATCGCGGAGGACTTGGGGGCCTGCTTGTTCTCCGGATTTGAGGTCACGCGGTAGGTTTCGCCGGTGGTCTTGTCTTTGAACACGTCGTTGTACTCGATGGGCACGGCCTTGTCTACCAGGACGGAATACAGGCTGGTCACGCCTTCTTTTTCCGCTCTGCGGGCCTCCATGGAGGTATCCAGTGCCTGGTAGTTGGTGAACTCAGCGCCCTCCACCCACTCTACAAAGTGACCGCCCGCACCGTCCGATACCCGGCGTTTTTCCATGAATACACAGGTGCGGGAAAAATCATCTAAAAGGCTCATCAGATCCCCCTAATTCTCCGCCAGTCGTTCAGGCGGCTCTTGAATACATCCTGCCAGCCGACGGCCATGCCGCTGGCGTTGGTGGCTTTGCTGTAGGAGTAGCCGCCAAATGATTCTGAGGTAAACGGCCCTGGATCCCCGTTCTTCGTCTGCCATGCGTCGATTTCTTCGGCCAATTCAATCACCGCCTTCGGAACAGCCAGCGCCCACACGGAGCCGGTAAACGTCTCGTCGGTCAGGTCTGCCACCGGGTACTGGTGGAGCCCGTCATTGAATACGGAACCCACCACCCGGAAATACTGGCCGGTTTGCAGAAAGGGCAGCGTGAGCTGCCCGCCCTGCACAGTGAACTCCCCGGCGTGGACGCCGTCCGGAACTAAAAACCAGTTGTTCAAATTCTGCAAAACCGTTTCAAGCATCACGCTGTCCTCCTTTTACGCCGATTTGGTTACGGTCACGGTATATACTTTCTCCGCCGTGCCGTTTTTCACGTTCACAGTCAAAGTGTTGGCTCCGGTCGCCCAGGTGGCCGCAGTGCCATTTTCAACAGGAGCCTCTCCGTTGAGGATGGTCACTGTGGCGCTTGCGTCCTCCGGGGTCGCGGTTACCGTGTTGGTCGCGTTTGTCGTTGTGGCTGTATACTCCGTCGTGTCTGGGTCAAACGCCGGAGTCAGTGTCAGCGCGCCAATCGTCAGCCCCGAGAGGCGCGCGCTTAAGGGGCCGGGGTGACCGTGATTTTGGCGATGCCGTCCAAGTACTCAGCCCACAGCTTCATGCCCATGATAGCGTAACTCTCGCCCACGGCGGTGCTGTAATTACCCTGGGCGTGGAAACCGATCAGGTTTGTCTCGCCCTGCACGGTGTAATTCAGGCCCAGTCTGGCAAACTCGCTGTCGCCGGGGTCTGCATAGTACAGGTCGATGTTCTCCACAGGCGTTGCGATCACAGTGTTGCGAGCAATAGCGTTATTGCCGGAAACGGTGGTGGGCAACAGGAACAGCGTGGAGTACCCCATGAAGTCCTTGACATAGTTCAGGCCGAACTGGGTCTGGACGGAAATATCCGCAGCACCCAGATAGTCGTATGCGTCCAGGATGTTAGCAAATCCCACAACGGAGGTAACGTCTTTTGCCATACCAGCAAACTTGTTCAGCACTTCGCCCTGAGCCTTTGCAAGTGCCGCCTGCCAGGTTGCGGCGGTTCCGGTGAGAGAACCGGTGTTCAGGAAAGTATAGAAATTGCCAAGGACCACATTCTGGAGCTTGGTCAGAAAAGCGTCGTCGCTCTTCTCCACCGCGATCTCTGCACCATACTTGTCAACGTCCTCGATAGGAACAGCCTTTGCATACTTCTTGATGGACAGGTCGTCCTTGGTCGCTTGGGTAATCGTCGCCTTGCTGTAAGGGATCACCTCGCCAGCGCCGACGTCGCCGTCCTCCAGGGCCACATCAGCGGTGTAAGAAATCAGGCTTGTGCCGGGGGCCTTGCGGATGGGGCGCATAATGCCCATAATGTTGCGCAGCGCATCCCAGTTGTCATTGAAACGGGTGACGAAATCCACCTCTCGGGCGGTCACGCTGGTATAGGTATTGGGCAGGGAATCGCGGGGGTTGGTCAGGCTCTCAATTTTCGTAGCAGCCATGTAATTCATCCTTTCTTGTTAAGTAATTTGGTTTTCCATGAGCGCCTTCTGCCGCTCGGACGCAGACAGCACATACCGGCCGTTATTGTCTTTTTTGTAGATATCCGCCTTTGTCATCGTGCCGGTGCTTCCGCCAGCCGGAGGGTTTGCGGTATTGGCGCCTTTTGTGGTGGTAGTGGAGACCAGCTTTGAAAACGCCCCGCTCACAAGCGCATCCAGAGCGGCGGTGTCCTTGATTTTGTCGCCGTCCAACTCCACGCCGTCGATCTCCGCGCCGCTGCCCCGCAGGGCAATAGCCAGATTATCGCCGGTGATGTTCTTGCTCTCGTAGTAGGCTTTCACCGCCTTTTCCTTGGCAGCCTTGGTTTCCTTTGCGGTGATGTCCGCCTTGAAGTCGTCAAAGGCCTTGTGCTCCTTCTCGTACTTCTCCTTGTAACCGCCGTCCCCGGCGGCTTTCAGGTCGTCCAATTCCTTCTGGACTGTGGGCAACTTCTCCGCGTCCGCCTTGTAGCGGCTCACATCCGCCTTCAAGCCGTCCACGGTGTCGGTATGCGCTTCGATGATGGTGTCCACCTGTTCGTCGGTGAGACCCATCCCCTTCAAAAGTTTGCGTGTAAGTGCCATTGTTCTATCTTCCTTTCCTTCGTCCGCAGTTCGTCGCGGCGATAGATTGTATAAAAACCGCTGTACCTCGCGGGTTTTATCGAAAACGAAAGAGCCAACCGCCGAGAAAATCTCAGTAGTTGGCTCCTATTGCCCTTTCCCGTGCCCTATTGCGCGGGAGTGCTGTATTTGATTGTTTTCTTAACCTCTAAGACGATGTACCCATTGCCTTTTCGCCGCACCTCTGCGTCGTTTCCGCGCTTTGTGATGGCTTCGATGGCCTTGATAATGCCTTCATCCATTTTTCAATTCATCCTCGATTATGTTCCGATATGTCTGTTGGTGGTCGGCCACCGCTGGCTTCAAGAACGGCTGTGCCGGGTTGCCAGCCGTCCAGTGCCAGTGACCTTCATCGTCCTGATTCACCCACGGCGTCGGCCGTCCGCCCTCCGCGTATTTGCCGGTACCTAATTCCACATACGCGGCATATTCATTGTTTGTCCCGATGATCGCTGCCGGTTCCTGCTCGTCTACCGTATGGGTAATGCTGTTGTGCAGATTACCGGTGTCCACGGGGCAGAGCTTTTTCGCATAGCCCTCTGCAACCAGCCCGCACTTTTCCAGCGCCCTGGCAGCGGCCTCATGCATGGCAGCGAGGACTTCTTTGGAGTTGTCTGTGAAATCAACTTTCATAGTTTTTCCAGTTCGCTTTCAGCGCAGTCGAATAGTTCATTGTCACCGTCTCGTTCAACAAGACAAAACGTGCCGTTGGTCTCCCGGATATCAACAACAATACCGACATCGCCTGTCTTAATGATTTTTACACGGTCATATTCGTTAATCATGCGAATTCTCCTTGTTTTTTCTGAATCCGGTTACGATCCTCGGTTTGCTATCCGGTGTATCTTGAATCCATCCCGTTAAAAAAGTGCGCTGTTTTGTAACTCCAAGTGTCATGTAGATATTAAACATTATCGCACCGCCATTTAACTCCTGCACATCAACAGCCTTGCTCATATCAAACTGCCGTGCCATATCATAACGCAGCTGCAATGGGTTATCCGCTGTATAGCCAACATCAAAAAATTGATCCGCGTGTTTTGCGCCATCTTTCAGGAAATACCCGGTGTATTTTTTAGGCGTTGTCACACATTCGGCGTTATTCACAAAAACGGTTTGCCGTTTCATGGTTTTCAGTTGGGCCCACTTATCAGGTTCATTATACTTCAAATTCTGGAACTTCTCAACCGTGTTTGGAACTTTGTTTCCCAGAACCGATTTGTATTCCTGCCACTGTTTTGTATCAGTGGAAAGGTTGCGGCCCTTCTTCATGTATGTATTCCAGGCCGCAGCGTCTTCCGCTTGCTTCTGCTCCGCCCACTCGGAATAGGTCATGTCAGAAATAACCTCTGTTTCGCCTGTAACGGGGTTTTTGGCGCGTCTTTGCCCTGTGGAGGTATCTACCCCATCCACATCCGCAACAAGCGTGCAGCGGCAGTTGTAGATCTCCCACGCTGGCCCCTGCGGATCGCCCGGAAAGCGGCAGCCGTTGGAGAATTTCTTATCTTGATCTACCTTTTCGCCGTCCAGCATGGCGTGTGAATGCCGCGTCCGGTTGTCCAGCGTCGCCAGCCATTGCTTTTTAAGCTTGATGCCCATCTTTTCCGCCGCCGCGTAGCTGTCCATGCGTCCGGCGTTCTGTGCGCCAGTGACCGCCGTTCGCGCCGTCCGAATCGCGCTGCTTCTGCCCATTGTAATAATGCGCCGCTGCAAATCGTCTGCCATACCCTTAATGCTTTTCCCCTGCAAGATGGAGCTGGTGACGCTGGCCGTGATTTGCTTTTTCCCATACGCAAGGGCAATGCCGCGTTTCAATGCTCTATTTTTGGGGTAATACGGCATCAGCCCCGGCTGCTCCACAACCAGGCGCTTCACCGTCTGCTCGTCCCACAGATCAAAGCCTACATCCCCAGCCACGCTCTCGATGGTGTACGCCGCATAGTTGCGGTTCAGTGAGTAGATACCGGGCGTTGCATCGTTGGTGTAGGACACCGCCACGGCGTTCGCATCGGTGACGCGGTGCGCCACCTTGTCGCGCATGGCCTGATAGCGTTCCCCTCGACCGATCTGATTGAGCCGCCATTGCTTATAGTCGGCCTCCGTCCACTCCTTGCCGTTCTGCACCGTGCCGATCAGCGCTTTCATTTCCTCATCGCGCTTTTTAAATTGCTCAAAATATGCGTCGATGGTTCCTTGCAATTCCTTCCCGGCTTCGCGGTAAAGTTTCGTAATGCGCCGCTCCAGCTTCGAAAGCTCCTTGTCGGTCAGCTTGTGGCCTTCGTCCGTTTTCGCCATATCTCGCCACCCTATGCGCCATTGATAAATCCGCAACACAAGCCATCATACAAGTGCTTATATAGTGTTTTTTCAATCTCGTCCTTGTAAACCTTCACAACCTGCCCATCGACAATCGTATTGACCGTTTCGCGGAGAACGGGGACTGCCATATCTGATTTTGATGGCATCGCTAGTGATTCGGCCATATTCCTATGCTCGTAATTGGCGCATGCCTCCATCCGCTTGTGAGAGCATTTATCAACGTTGGGGCACGCCATGCACTTTTCAGCAATCTTAGATATTGCTCCCATCATTCCACCTCCATTTGGCTCCGGTCAATCTCTTCTGCCGCCTTCCGCTTTGCCATGTCCTCGTACTGGTCAATGTCACCATTGATGGTTAGCAACTTCTTGGTGATGTACTCATCATCGTAGTATTCCGCGCCCATCAGAACGGTCTGGGTTTCTTCGGGCTTATTGATAATCTGGCTGCGGGTATAGCTGGGCGTATCGTCCGCCCCGGCCAGCGCCAGGATGCCTTGGATAAAATCGGTGACGTCGCTTTCGAAGTCGTCAACTTTCAGGTCCAGCGGCACATAGCTGGCCTTGATGGCCGTGGCCGTCTGATTGCCTGCGCTCACGGCGGCGCTGTCAAACGCCTGAAAATCCTCGTGCAGCTTGCGCTTGAGCATGTCAATGGTTGCGTTAGTGCCCTCAAAGGGGGCCTCGATGGTGTGCGGCTCTGCGTTCACTTCGTCATCGGTGTGGGCCACGTGGAGGGTCTTGATACGCTCCAAAAACTTCACGTCGTCCAAGTCATTCATGCCGCCCGCATTGGTCAGCACCCAATAGATGAGGTTGCCCTCGTCCACGTTGTTTACCATGTTGGAGCAGGCCAGGTCCAGCGCGTCCACGGTGTTCCGCCGTCCCCGCAGCTCCGACCGGCAGTTTTTGCCGTTTTTCAGCGGGACAATCGGGAATCCAGGATAATTGTCACCGTCCAGAATGGTCTCCGCGCCCAGGCCGTCCGTGCGGACATTGACCTTGTACCGTTGTTTGTCCGTCAGCACGGTCATGTTCTCCCCGCTGCGCTGGATGTACTCGGTGTATCCGTCCAGCTCGTACAGCGTGGCACGAAGCGGCTTATCGTCTGCCACTTGCCAGAACCGCACACCGGCCATCAAGGCACCGTTTTCCTCGTCGTAAAGGGGCGCAAACTCGGTCAGCTCGAACACCTGAACCCGGTCCAGGTTGAAGAACCCGAACGCCACGCCGCATACCAGGGCGCTCTTGCCTGCGTCCTTGACCCGCTGGTCAAAGTCAGCGCCCAGTCTGGCCTTTGTCTCCCTCTTCTGAAAGGTCACGCCGTTGCCCAGCAGATAGTTTGCCTCCTGCCGCACGACAAATCCAAAGAAACTTGACATGAGTTTGTGGTTTGCCGTGTACATGTCCCGGTGGGCGCGTCCCTGAAGGTCATAGATGATCTTCTCATACCGGCTGATGGTGGGATTCTCGCCGTCGTAATATCGCTGTGCGTCTACCGCGAACCGGTAAGCCGCAGAGCCTTTGTGCTCATTGATGACCCGCCGGATAAAATCCATTCGGTCCTGTTCGTTCTCGCCCACGGCGAGCAAGTCCTGATATGTCAGCAAGCTATCACCTCTCCCACAGGGGGATGTATTTCTCCCCGTTATCATCCCGCACTTTCCGGCGCAATACTGTCATTGCAAAGTAACGTGTATCATCCATCGCGTGGTCGTTCTCCTTAATTGGCCTGTCCTCTGTGGATTTTTCGTCCCAGCGGTAGAGGCCGAATTCCCGAATGGCGTCTTTACACGACCTGTGTATCTTCAGCGCACCGCTGCGCAGATACCTCGCCGTGGTGGCGATGCCCGGCAGCACGTCATTGACCGCCTTGCGCACCTTGAACTTCCCGTGCCGCTTGATAACCTCGATGAAGGACGCCGCCGACGGGTCCACGATGACGCTTATCACCGGCAGCTCTCCCACCAGATTCTCCAACTCCGTATAATATTCCTCGTCAGTCTTGTTTCTGTGTTCTTCCCGCCCGGAGTAGTAATACTCCCGGATGCGGGTGGCCGTCTTGCCGTCCCAGCACCACAAACCAGCAGAAAATGGGTTCAGCGTGCCGTAGTCGCAGGAAATGTAATATTCCCCGCTCTCCGGCACATCGTCCACGATGTTTTCCTCGCCAAAGTCGTATACCAGCCCCTCGGCCAGCACCCACAAGCCGCGAATGTATCGGTCGTAGAACACGCCGCTATACATGGCCTTTGTCCTCTCGATCATCTGCGGTGTGAGAATTGGGTTATCTTCCAGCAGGAAGTGAATGTGCTGCGTATTCTCCCGTTCGTTTTCAATCCACTCTTTGTAAAACCAATGCTGCGGTGATTCGGGGTTGCAGTTAAAAAAATACTTCGGATGCTCAAACGAAATCGCACGGGAAAGCGCTTGCTCCACAAACGAACGCGGCATAAGTGCCACTTCATCGAATAGCACCCCGGCAAGCGTGATGCCTTGTATGAGCATATACGAGCTTTCATCCTTACCGCCGAATAGATAAAACCAATTTGTTCTATCCCCACACCGAACGGTTAAAATTCTCGTGGAAACCTTGTAATGCATGGACAGTGCAACACCCAGCCCGTCAATTTCCATCAACGGTTTTAAGATATTTCGCTCTGCCGCCTGCACCGTCTTCCCGCAAATAGCGAAATTCGTGCGGTCGTAGTTCTGCATCGCCCACAGCACAAACGCCATCGACATGACCGTCGTTTTCCCGGAACGGACGGAGCCGTCACAAATCAGCGCCATATCATCGGAGCTGATAAACTCCATTATTTTGCGCTGCTTTGCGGATAGCGTTTTAATTTGCATTGTTCTCGCCCTTTAACGCAGTAAGCAAAGCTGCCAACGCCGCAGGGTCGCCGCTCTTTTTGTTCTCGGAATTCCAACCGAAATTGCAGCCAAGCGAGAATTTCGCGCCGTTCGCACCGTCTTTGTCGTAGAGCCGAGATTCGGCATATTCTTCGCATCTGGACTTTGCGCGCGTAACCGTGTCCGCAAACTCTGGCCTTGCTTGATAATCCAGCAGTGCTTGTCTTCCTGTGAATCCAAGCGCCAATGCAAGCCCTGTGATTGTCGGGGGCTTTGCGTTGATGATGATCGGCATGCCGTACTTATCGCGCTCGGCACGGCCGTCATCTCCGATAAACGGTTCACCTTCGCACTCTTTGAAATAAGCGTCAATGGCTTCTTGCATTGCCTTTACGCTTTTCCATTTTCTTGGCGCTCCGCCAGCCATACGCTCACTTCCAATCCAAATAATTTGTTTTTATTTCCCTGTATCTTTAACACCGTAGCAATACTCATACCACATCAACGGCGTTTCTTTTTGCTGTTCTGCGTAGAGTGTGTCAAACATCTTCGCAATATCTTCAATAGCGTCGCCATACTCTTTGTGCAAATGTGTTTTGAATTTCGTAATGAGCCGCATATTGATTTTCATGATCCTATCTATTTCGTCGGCGGAATACGTTATCTTGTTGATAATGTCCTTGTGGTCGTCGTTCATTCTCCGTCTCCCTCTTGCATCTCTCGATCTACGGACACCAGGCTCTGGAAGCAATGAAAGTCGTCACAATACCCACAGGTGGCGGCAATGTCCTGATGCTCTTTGTCCTTGTGGAGTTTGCAGCCAACAGGCCCAGTAGTTACACGCTTACCGTCAACTACTACTGTACCGTGTTTGACGTGGGTGCAGAAGTCACAGCATGGTGTGCAGTCTTTACCGCAGAGAATCATTTGCCGTCCTCCAAAATCCCGCTGATTGTGTCAGCATTCGCCTTGATGATATCCATCACGATGTCGGACTGGATATTGTGCGCAAAAACGGCCTTGTCCGCCGCGTCTGCATTATAATAGCCGGTGAACACCGTGCCGTCTGCTTTTGTCGCTGCAAAGCAAATACAGCAAGGGTCAATCCCTGCGATAGTTGCTATGCTTTCTTCAAGCCATTTGGCGTATGGCTGCTTTGTAATATCGTCCACGCCATCCTCCTGTTTTGTCTCCAGCCCCCACCCCTTGGCTACAGTAACAGTCTTTCCCCGCCCATGCGGGCCTCTTGGGCCTCTCAAACATGGGCTACACAGTTATTTCGGCGCCACACCGCGCCGCGCCTTTTCATCAGCCGCACACTGTTTTTGCGGATTAACTGTCCGCCGCTGTGGCCACAGCTTGTGTGTACTTAACTTCTCGCGCTTCCTCGCCCGCTTGTGTGGTTGGTGCGGCACTGCAGCCCTGCCCTGCTTTAGCACTTCGCCGGAACGCCGGCGTCGCTTGCTGAGGTCTCCCATTACGGGGCACCTATACCGCATATTGGTCGTCTTGCCGCATAGCCCCGATCAAGGCGGAGCCAAAGCCCCGCCCATCGGGAAATTAGGAGGAAAGAAATGAATCGGCACGGGCAGGTTGCCCCTGCATACCCATCATATATTGTCTTTCTCCGCCCCGCACCCCTAAAACAAAAAATTTTTTATTTTTTGGTTTTGCCCATTGACATACCACGCACCGCACTACTGGCACAGCGTCAACGGTGGGGACGCTATCGATCAAATCAAGGATTGTATCCTCGTCAACGGAAGATAGGGACGCATCCATAATGGCCAGAATGAATTTATCTGCATCAATCAGTCTGCCCATTACCAAAGCCCCTTTCTGCATGAAAGCCCCATAAATTCATGGTCTTTGTTCCAATGACTTTTCAGGAACGGACATTGACCGCAGTTCATCCCACAGGCATTCCTTGCTCTACGCTTTTTCAGCCATTCAATCAGCCACATCGCTATCCCCTCCATCCATCATCGCCCCGCAGTGCGGGCAGAAGTAAGTCATTACTGTTTGCGGCTCGTCCTGATAATCTTCTATCAAAGCGCCGTAAACCACAGGAGCACGTTGTCTACATTCTGAGCATCGACAATATCCATCGTCTGCCCATTCCCATCGTCCATGCACTACTGGGGCAACATCAGCGGCAGGAATCTCGTCGAACATCTCCAATGCCTGCTTCAGTCCCGGTTTTCTCAGGTCTTGGCACCACCCTTCAAGGTCAGCCAACCTTTTTCGGTATGTCTCCCGCTCAATGTATTCAGCCATTGTCGTGCTCCTCCCCATTGAACCACTTTCGCAGTTTGTGCGCGCACGAAACACACAGCTCGTAGTCGTTGTCGTTTATGTCGTTCTTAACTCGCCGCATACCAGCATAGGTGACGGAGTTGTACGGGTTAATCTCCGCTCCGCAGCGGTCACACACTCTCTTTGTCGCCATTGTCAGCCCTCCTATTCCATGCTTCGATTGCCTTTTCTTTGCTGGGCAGCCCAGATACTTTCATCTTCTTTGTGTGGAGGCCATCACCAGCCCTATATCTCCCACAACCGGCATCCCACCCAAAATCTGCTCTATCGTAGGTATCGTACATATGGATAACGGTTGCAACTCCACCACACTCAGGGCAGCGTTTCAATTCAGCCATTGTCTATCACCTCCACATAGCACCAGCTTTGGGGCGGGCGGCGAAGCGGCAAAGCCCCATTGTTGCAGATACCGTTGTTGTTGCTGTACATGGCGCAGGCCTCACAGCATAGGTCATTAGGACAAAGCCGCCGAAACGCCGTCAGCTCCCGCGGCTGGTCATAGATCAGCAGGTCGGAGATATGCCAGCCGTAACAACGCCCCTTATCGCCGATATAAGCTATAATTTCTGCCTGAGATAAGCACGTCGCAGGGGAAAAGGCGGCATTTGTTGGACACCATAGCCTGCCGCCATCGTATGTGATCGGGACAATCCGCTCACAGGCAAACTCCCCAATGACCTTGCCGTTAGCCTTGCGGATTTTCCCGTCTGCACCGTGCAGCTCAAGAATGTTGTGCGGGTCCTTCGCGTCAGGCATCGTACAGTAGATGTACGCCTTGAACGGCGTTTCCAGCTTTGGCCTGGTCTTTCTGACTTCGATGGTCTTTTCGCCGTTGGCGATCTTCTCCACCCACTTCGGGCGGATGCTCAGCATAACAGCCTTACTCATCCTTCATCGCCTCCAATGCTTTCTCCGCCTCCTCGCGGGTGAGGAATACCGTCTTTCCAAATGAGCAAGGATTGACCCCGTACTGTTCTCTTAATCCATCTACTGTAGAAAATACAATGGTCGTAACGCGGCTTCCAATGTTCGCAAATTCTATGACGCATTTGCGGGTGTGCCGCATCCCGTCAAGATTCGCCCACACTATATCGCCCACCTTGCACGGCAGCACCACCAGCCGACCGTCCTTGTTGGCCTCGGCCAGTTCCTCCAACCGGTCAAGATCGCAGTCTCGGCACAGACGGCGAAGCTGCTCTGCGGCTTCTTGATCCATGTCGATTTCCTCCGGCGTCAGCTTCGTGTCCTCGTAGGCGCGCAGATCCTCTCGATCCATCCGGCAGTCCTCGATGAGCTGCTGCACCACGAATCGCTGCGCCATCGGCCACGCCGCAATTTGCTCTTGCAACTTTTTCAATGCTTCGTCTGAAACCATCACTCTACCTCCGTCATCCAGAACTCGCGGCGGCAATCACTGCACTTTTTCAACGAATGGCATTCTGCTAAACATGAAATGTTAAAGTCAAACCTTTTTGGGCAAAAAGTCAACACCCCATCATCCGCAGGGCGCGCATTCGGCCACTGCTCCAGAAACACACTCTGCCGCGTTTTGCGTGGATGTGTGGCAGCCCACGCTTCGACTTCTTTCACAACGTCCTCGGCGCGAGTACTCAGGTTGAATAAACTATACTTCGGGTTCGCCCCTGTCACAGTAAACATTCTTCTGCGCTCTTCGACAAACTTCACAGCGTCCATTTACTTTTCCTCCTTCTCCGCCACGGCCTTGGCAAACTGCGCCAGTCCATCACTCATGTCCGCGATCTGCGCATCCCGCCGCAGAACGGTATCCCGCAGTCCGGCGTTTGCTTTCAACAGCGCCTCGATGTGCCGCTGCTGGTTCTCAATTAGGTCAGCGGCTTCCCCACAAACCACACCACCGCATTTATAACGCGCCGGTTTTTCAAACGAAGGACACTTATCCTTTGGGCACTTCCCGGTTTCTATTGCCTCACAGTGACACCGCAGCGCGGTCACGATCTCATCTCTTGTCATGTCACGCCTCCTTAGCCAAGCTCGCACGTCATCATTCCACCTTCGCAAATGTCCACGATGTGTTCGCACAATTCTTTGGGGATAACAGATCGTTCCATACTCCCCTTTAACCCCTGCGTCCCTGTCTTTGCCCCTCTCGGCGCAGCAACATGACAAAGATCCCCGTTGTGACATGGCGGCTTAAATCCAGGATCCGGGTGATTTGTCCAGATGTCCGTCGGCTTCATGCGCGTATCTCCGTACTGGCAATACGTGACCGTATACCGCGGCAAGCCCTGCATCCACGTCATCTTCCGCATGCCGCCCCTCGGGTTCTCGATAAACCAATATACGGGGGACAACGCCAAGATCAACCGAAGAACGTGCTGGTCTACCTTGTCACAAAACTTCGCATACTCGCTTACAGGGTCAAGGCTCCCTGTTTCTTCGTTTTTGCGCCGGTGGTGGCTTATCGCCGCAATGGAAAACGTTGTGCAATCCGGGCTGGCCCATATCACGTCCGGCCTGCCAAACTCCCGGATAATGTCAGCGGCTGTAACAGTCATAATATCTGCGTACAAGTCGATATTTTCAAACCGCTTGTCCCATTCGATGGAAAACACTTCGTGCCCCCGCGCTTCAAACGCTTTTCCAATGCTCCGTGTCCCGGCAAATAACTCCAAAACTTTCATATCAATCTCCAAACACAACGCCGCACTCGTCCTTCAGCACGTCCTTGATGTGCTTCCGCTTGATGCGGCCTTCGTTTATTTCCTCCGCCAGCTTCTCCAGGCACTCGTACAGATACGCGATGCTGTGGGCGTCCCGGCTGTCCGGCGTCTCCTCCTGGACGTGCCGGCCGCACTTGTCGATCAGCGCCATCGCCACCATGTCCATGCACTCTTGCGTACCTCTGCGCTTTCCGTCCATAAAGATCCGGTCGTCCCGGCTCAAATGCTGCTTGCCCATGTGTCACCACAACCTTTCCTGCGCCGTATGTTCCGCAAACCGCTGCTCTTGCAGTTGGAAATATGTCGGTTCGATCTCGCAGCCCACGAAGTCAAAACCGAGATTGTACGCCGCAATACGGCTTGATCCGCTGCCGAGGTGCGTGTCCAAAATGCGCCATCCTTCTTTGGCGTACTTCATCAGCAGCCACTCGTACAATGCCACGGGCTTTTGCGTTGGATGTATTCTTTTCCCCTTTTCTTGCAACGGCGAGTAATAAAAAGTTCTCGCAGATGTATCGAAAGAAGTCCATGCAAATTCGCAAGATGCAAAAGAAATATCTTCCGGCTGCTTTTTGTCCCAAATAACAAATCCCCTACAAGGCGGAAGATCGTAATAATTCCCCCCCGCATATTATTTGGTTTTTGCTGCATCTTTTTAATTCGCTAAAATACACATCACCCGGAGTCGCATCGTCCCATCTTGTTTCAGTGGCATTGTATTTTTTCAATCGACCACTATCATGAATGCTAATTCCATACGGCGGGTCTACGATGGCAAGGTCAAACGCCTTGTCCGGCAGCGTCCGCATATACTCCATGCAGTCGGTGTTTATCGCAATCTGCTTGCCCATCACTCGCCCTCCTCCAGACGCACCACCTCGTAGCAGCCGTAGCTGCCGCCGTGCCGGAACGCCTTACAAATCGCCACACGAACATTCTGATACTTCCGCCCAGACAACTGCGCCAGCTCCGCCGTGGTCGTACCCCACCAGCGGGGCAGGCGGTACTTGTCACGGGTCACGATCATGTATACCGTGGTCATGCTCACACCTCCCGGATGGCGTAGCCGTACCGATTGCGGAACAGCTTTGCTTTCATGCCATACTCCCGCGTCCGCACACCCTTCACGTCCTCCACCACCGGAAGCCAATACCGCTGACCGTAGCTGTCAGGGGACGTCCGGCGCTCATACACGAAGTCCGCGATGTAGTCGATACTTTTCACGCGGTCGCCCTCAAACGTCGTGTACGCCTCTTGCAAGCAGTACCGCACCTGCAATTTCAGCCCGCGTATCTCCCCAGCCTTTTGCAGCATCATCAGCGCATCGTAGCGCTCCGCCTCCTTCTTGCTGTCAAAGGTCAGCTTGCCGCGCCGCGTCTTCTGCGCCTTGTACTTTCCGGGCTTGCGCATCTTCTCCATGACCTGCTTCTGCGCCGCAGGCCCCAGCCGCATCAGATCATCACTGTTCATCCAACAACCCTCTTTTCTCCAGTCCGCGCTTGCTCATGGTGTAACGCTTGATCGTCGTCAGTTTCTGGTCTTTCCCGCAGCGCTGGCACACGCCCCGCGCCCAGCCGTGGAACGCTGGCTCGATGATGTATTCCGCCGCCATCTCCTGCAAGCAGGCCACGCACAGCCTGCCGGACGCGATCTTCCATGCGCCGTCGTTCATCGCAACCTCCAGTTCTTTCCGCTGCCCGTCACGCTCATGGTAAAGCCCTTCGCGCGCTCCGCAATGCGGGATCCTATCGCCTCGTCCCAGTCCAATATCTGTCCTATCGTCCGCTCGGAACTGATGATCGTGGCACACTCCGGCTTTATGTATCGTGCGTTGAGTATTTCAAAGGCAATGTTCCGGTCAGCCTCCGTCACGTTTCCCTTGAGAAAGTCGTCGATGTAAAGCACACGGATAGTTTTCAGCCTTCCAACGGCATCGGCGTACAGCTCCGCATCGTTTACCTTTGCCTTGATGGATGGAATGTCCGACCGCCACTGCATATACCGTACCGGCAAGCCTGCCTCCATCAGCTTCCCGCAGATCGCCGTGCACAGGTGCGTTTTCCCGCTGCCGGGGGTCCCACCGGCATAAAACCACTTCCCGCGCCAATCCGTGATATACGCCTCGGCCATCTGCTTTGCCTGCTTCTGCCACGGCTCCGCCGTCTGGTACGTATCCAGCGTACAGCTTTCCAGCAGACCGGATAGCCCGCTACGCGCAATGCGCCGCTGGTTGTCCTTGCGTATCTGGCAAGGGCAGATACGGGTCACAAGCTCCCCGGTGGCGCTGCGTGTGGCCGTATAGCCCCTGTCCTCGCAGACCGGGCACTCAAAGTACGACTTCTCCGGGGATATTCCATTTTTTCGCAGGTGCTCCAGCATCGCCGTTATGTCCATCGCCGTGTTCCTCCTTCCACCTCGTCTCCCAATTCCGCACGGCGGCTTTCCAGTCTTTCATGCGGTTCTTGCCTACCATCCACCCCTTTTGCTCGTAGAAGGCGACAAAGCGATCTGCGTTGACGTGATAGCCCTGCGCCTGAACATAGGCGGATACATTATCAGCGGATGGTGGTGTGAAGCGCTTCGCGCGCGTATCACTCACACCGTTAGGTGGGAGTGAATTATCTTTGGTTTTGTCTTTGGTTTTGTCTTTGGTTTGGTACGTTTCGTTTTCGGTCGTATTCGAACGTATACCATCGTATACGGTCGTACCATCATGATGTGCATATCGTTTTTTTATGTTGCGCTGGTTCTTTGCGCATCTCTCGTCATACGCCGCTTTTGCCCTATTTATATCATCCGCAATAAAATCGAATGCGATCGACTCCCGTCCCGTAAGTTCCTCCGTCTCTCCGGTCTCGCCATATTCCAGCAAAGCCCGTACAAGCCGACCTACCTCTTGATCTGAGAGTTTCTCTAATTTCTTGCGATAACTGTAATAAAAGGGAATGTACTCAAGAGCCACTATGCACCGCCTCCCACTCCTTCGGCGATACGCCTATTTCCCATTCTTTTCCTCCTTTCGTTCGTACTCGTCCGTCAGGTGCCGTGCGATGGTGCAATGCTCCCACGTCCCAGCACAGAATTGACTCATGAAGCGGGATGCCGCGCCGCCCGTCTCAAAGCTGACGCGGCTACCTCCCTCGCAGCAGACCCGCCGTTTCTCGCTGCTGGTAAAGTATGGGCAGGTGTACCGCTTGTGCCAGTAATCCATGCCGCTCTACCTCCTATCAAAACGGCATATCGTCGTCCGTGTCGAAGTCCTCGTCCACCTCCACGAACTGTCCGCCCGCGTATTTCTTGGCGCCGCTGTCCGCGTCCTTCTTGGCATCGCCAAAGTAGATGTTGTCCGCCAGCACCTCGGCGTTCCGGCGCTTGTTGCCGTCCTTGTCCGTCCAGTCCCGCAGCTGCAAGCGCCCCTCCACAACGGCCATGCGTCCCTTGGAGAAATACTTGGCCACAAACTCGGCGGTGGTGCGCCATGCCACCACGTCGATGAAATCCGTGTCCTTAGTGCCGTCCGCGTTCTTAAAGTCCCGGTCTACCGCCAGTGTAAAGCTGGTGACGGCTGTACCGTTCTGTGTCCTGCGCAGCTCCGGATCGCGTGTCAACCGGCCCATGATGAAAATCTTGTTCAGCATCTCTTATCTCCTCTCATAAATAGCTTTTCCCAAATTCGCGGCGAAAGTCCGCCTCCGTCCATCTCTGCTCCTCCATCGCCTTGAGCTGCCCGTACCGTCTCAAACGGCGCATCTGGTCGCCGTTCTTGTGTACCGCGCCGCGCCCGTTCCGGTGGCAGCGATTGCCGCACAGGTACACCACAAGGCCGTACTTCTCGCTTTTCTTCCGATTCGCGCCGCCAAAAATGTGGTGACGCTCCAGCGGGTCACCGGTGTCATTCCGGCCGCACAAAAAGCATCTTTTGTCGTTCATACGCTAACCTCTCCCCACCGGCTAACGAGGGCATCCAGCTCTCGCGGTGTCATGGTCTCAATGCCGACATCCCGGCAGTCTTGCACAATGGCGTCTATCAGCCGCGCCATCTGCTCCGTGTCGTATACGGAGCTGCCGTACCATACAGTCACGTTTACGCAGCCCTTGAGCTTGCTGGGGCCGGTATCGGTCATCCAGCCGATACCGTTCCGCTCCCAGCTCCGGCAGAACGCTTCCACCGCCTTTTCCCGCAGGCACAGCACCTCGCTTACACCGCCGATGCTCTGTATCTCCTGCCGGTATACATTCTCTCTCGCAACGCCGTAGTGCGCCGCCAGCTTGTCCAGCAGTACCCATGCGTAGGCATTTGCATCGAGGCTCCGCCCCTTGCCTTTGATGGTGGCGGTGTACTCCTTCCCCGGCTTTATGGTGTCGCACAACTCCATTGCCGCCTCTGGAGACTTCACACGTAGACACAGCCACGCCCCATCGCTGTCCTGCGACCACCGCGCCGCATCAACCGTTATCTGCTGCATGGTTATTCCCCGTCGCGTTGGCTGCCTTCATGCAGACCCAGCACAGCCGCTTGCCGTACTTCTTCACGGAGTTCTCCGCGATCTCGCTAGTGGGATACACGCGGTCCCCGCGCTTCACCGACTTAATGGGAAGTCCGCAATGCTCGCACAGCATCGGCGCATCTGCCTTGTTATCCGGCTTCTTTTCGCACTTATCCGGCTTGCCATACTTGCTCTTGTCGGCGTCCCAATACACGTCCGCCCCAAATCCAAGCGCCTTACACGCCACGGAGATAGCATCAGTCAGCGCCATCTTAAAACACTCGTCGGAGGTATATGGGCCGTTCTTCTCCTTTGCCACGAACGCACTGCCGCCAGTGCCGGGGATAGCGTCAGACCAGGCGCCGCCTGCCTTTACAAACAGATCAATGTCCAGAAATGCGGCTACTTCGCCATTTGCGCCCTGCTCCAACCTCTTGTCAGTGATAACGTATTTCCAGCCATAGCCGCAGGGCCCAAACTGCTCTGTCAGCGCCTTGATGCGCCACATGGGGTTAATGTCTGTCTTGCCCTTCAAGCGCCCCGCCTCGATGCGTCTTTTGGCGCTGTCCGGCACACTACGAACTGCATTGTAGATCGTCATGTTATCCATCACTTCACCCCCATGTTCAGCTTCTCGCACAGCTCCGCGCCGGTCACAGACACGCCGGACTTGAGAAGCGGCGCGATGTCCGTCTTACTCACCGTGGGCTGGGCAAAGGTGATCTTGCCGTCGTAGCCGTTGTCCATGCACCACTGCACCACAGCGTCCATGTCGGTGATCTCCACCGCCGTGCTTTTGCGATACGTCACGGCACACCGCGCCGTCTGGAACGCCGCGCCGCCCAGCGCCCGTTCTGCATAGGCAAGCAGCTTTTCCCGCTTGCTCTCCATAGCCTTGCGCCGCTCGGCAAGCTCCTTCTCCTCCTCGCGGATAGCCTTTGCCTCCGCCGCCAGATTCTTTGTCCAGCAGAGTACGCCCTCGATCTTGGCGTCCCGCGCCATTTGCAGCGCCTCAAACGCATCAAAATCAAGCACCTCGCCGGTTTCCTGGTCGATCAGGTTCTCCAGCTCCTGATCGATGTGGTACAAGCTCATATTCATTCCTTTTCCTCCCATGCGTCCACCGCGTCGATGCAAAACTCGCATCCCACGATGACGCCGTCCTTGTTTTTGTAGTAGGTGTCCGTCTCCTCCCCGCACACGGGGCAGACGGGAAGATCGTAGTCCTTCGGCTCCAATGGGCGCTCCGGCTCCAAATACTGCATCGCGCTTCTCATACCGGTCGCCCCGCCGCTTTCAGCACGTCGCGCATCGTCTTTCCTCCCTATTAATTTTACTTCCCCGGCCTGTCCAGTTTGTCCAGCAGCCGCATAAACAGATAACTCACCGTAGCCGCGCCGATATACGTCAGCGCCCATGCAAACACGCTCATTTCGCACCTCCGCTATCCTTTCCGTTCGGCACAAGGCCGACAAACTCAAGCCCTCTGCCGCGCGCGTAAATCTCGCCCATGATCGTCCCCAGCTTTACAGGGTCGGGGGGCGTGACCCAAATGATTTTGTATTCCGGCTTTTTACTCATTGCCTTTTCCTTTCCTCCGTGCTACAATGAGCACAGGACACAATATCTTGTGCTGAGATTTGTTCCGCCCGCCCCGCTCGATGCTGCAACATTGGGCGGGGCATTTTTTACTGCCCGTCGCTGGGTCTCACCGCCCTATCAGCTCTTGCAGTCTGCGCGACTTCCGATGCCGCTCTAATTTCTGTTTCGGTCACGCCGTACAATCTGGTCAGCGGTCGAATGTACTTGCTTGCGATACCATTCACACCGCGTTCCCAGTTCGACACCGCGGAAACTCTTACCCGGAGTTTCTTCGCTACGTCTTCCTGCCGAAAACCGGCATTTTCTCGGATTGCCTTTAATTCCAAGCGTTCTCCCCTCCTTATAAAGTTCAGAACTTTATATTGACAAACGCAACCAACACCGCTATTATGTAAGTGTCAGCCAACAAAATATCGGTTATAAGTCCGCAAAAACGGGGAATCCGTTAGGGGCTTGGTTTTTTGTCACCTTAATTAAGTTCTGTAAGGCTATTATATACAATCTGTTGTTGAATGTCAACCTTATTTATAACGTCGGATTGTACGAATTGTATTTAGTTTTTTTGTTACATTGTATGAAAAGTCTAAAAAGTGTTTTGAAATTGGCTCCTGCGAAGAAGAAAGGCTCTTTCGAAGGAAGACCGGAGCCGTTGCATGGCATTGAGTATTTCCAAACTATTTCAAAAGAAATTAAGCCCCTTGAAGAAATTGTAATTGGATTTGCTGTCGCATTAAAAGAGCCGCATTCCGTTGAAGATCAAATCAAAATATTAAAAGCAATTATTCCGGCATTTTATGATTTGAAATCTAAGTGCGTTTCTCTTGGCCCTGAATACCAAGATTATTTTTCTAAGATGTGGGAGCATTTGCATAACTCTCATTGCGACGATTTTTGTTATATTGAAAAATACGAAAAAGAACTTAAATTCCTTTTAGAGAACAAGATTGAGTTGTGCGCAAAAGAAGCCTTGCATATTTCAGAATCGGAAAATTTAGAAAATAGAATTAAAGAATCTCTTATAGAAAATGGCCCCATCCTGCAAACCGAACTATATAAGTTTTTTGACCCCATTATTCAAAATGATATTTCTTCAATTTTGTATTTTATGGCAAAAAATGGACGTATCAAACGCACAAAACGGGGAAAAACGTATTTAATAGAATATAAGGGGTAAACTTGCTGTGTCTAAAAGGACTACCGTAAAAGTAGATATTGAACGAATTGAAATTATCATAAAAGCAAACGGGTGGCGCAACTCGTATTTTGCCGAAGTTATTATGAAAAAACAGCGTGGGTGGGTATCTGAATGGAAACGAGGTAAAAACTTCCCTTCCCCAGAAGAGGCCGCTCGCATGTGCATTTTACTTAAAACCACGCCAGACGAAATCCTTCTGCACGAGGGGGAAACCCCGGAAGAAACCGAAAAGTGCTTAAAAGATATTGAGACGGTGCGGAAACTGGTCGAGGCCGAGGGCATAAAAGAAGCCCTCGATCCGAAGACCGAGGGCGAGGGCTTAAGCGCAGCAAAGAAAGCGCTATTGGTAGCTATTGATGATTTGTCCGACGCTCAGTGTGAAAAACTCCTTCCGATTGTATTGAGCGCAAAACAAGTACTATGAGTAATGTTTTTATTCCGACTAATCCGCATGATAAGATATTGACCGATGCAGAGCGGCAAAAGTGGGAAAGCGATCTTGATAACAAGAAAGATGACTTCCCGTATATCGCTTTGACAAAGGCGCAGCTAAAGCTTTTAAAGCAAGCGCGAACCGATGCCGTATTGATAACCGCGCATAATGAAAATGATGCTGATGCACTCTGCGGTCATAGCTTTGCATATTGCCTTGTAAATGGCGAAAAGCGAGGGCTTATTGCTCGCCAAAGAGGGGCTAATTATCTTGCATATGCGCAGAAAGAAAACTCCCAAGCGTGGTCTATAACGGCGAGGGATTGCCTCGTTGCTGCAATAGGTGCTGTTTTCGGGTTTCTGCTGAATTGCTTGTTCTCTGGTTAATTATATTGCCACTGAATGTTCAGCGCTTCTCGGATAGCTTCAGCTTTTTCGGGGGTAATGTCTGTCGGCTCGTAGTCTTTGCAGGGATTGTCTTTCCCGCAGCCAAGAACGTACCAACCACCCCAAGTAGTATAGCGGACCACAACATGCTTGCACCCAGAGCACGCGATGCTTTTGCATTTCGGAAGCGCCGCTTTGTCAATGATGGCAGATCGGCGGTTGTATTCTCGCTCCGCTTCCTGCGCCTCTGCAAGCTGCAATTTAAGTTTGCGGTTTTCTTCCCGCAGATTATTTAATTCTCTTCTTGCAATAAACATTCCAACCTCCATAAAACATATTCCGCCTGGCTGTCAGTAAGTGATAGCACCTCAGATTTTAGGCGCTCTCTAATAAGAATAGCATGGTTTTCTTCTTCGCACAACATTTTGTGTCCCTCCAAATAATTATAGTAACGGGGCTATATGTCGATTATTGCACTTTGTGCAGTCGAAAATATAAAACCAAAAGGTGGTGCGCCAAATGGCGAAGAGCAAAATCCCCGGCCTGTCCTTTAGCTGGAAACGTGCGCTCGGAATCACAAAGATGAAAAGAAAAATTTCAAAAGCAACTGGGATTCCCACGACCAAAGCGGGGCGGCAAAGAAAACTTGGCAAACTCCTTGGTATGAAGTAAGAGAAAAGCCCCCGCCGTCTCCGCAACAACGGCGGG